AGTCCCCTACCGAGCTGTACTCAGACGGATTGACGGACAGCGCCTCATCTCGTAAGCGTTCAAGCGTTTCAAGTGACGGTGTGCGAGAGTTGTAAAACTGGCTACGGTCTACCCGTGTGGCGTCTGAAGGCGCGCTATATTTTCTGTCAAGGTCTTTAAGCGGCATAAGGGTTCAATTTGTCTTTATACGGCCTTGGTTGTGCGTCAGGGTCTCTGGCTACGGGGAGTTCAAGGAACCTGTCGTTTTTCAAATATATAACAGCTTGCGTAAAAGTATCAACATAATCATCATGTTGTGCTACAGGAAATTTCGCCAGCTGCTTCATAAACGCTCCGGCCCATGATACGGGATGCCCCGGCGTTTTGCCTGACTCAGGAATCCATATTATCTCAAGCTCCAGTGTTGGCGCAGCTTGATGTGCTCTGCTTATCTTGTCGGCGTTACCTGGATTATACCCAATTGCCGGGACATTGGCAAGCCGTAAATCTTGAAGTAATGACTGACCGGATGCTTTAGCCTCGATCAGGATCCTGTCTGGGCGTCTGGCACGGTGGAACCCGTTCTGTTTACTCGGGCCACCGTATTCCAGACTCCAGCCTTTGACAACTTTCTCTCTCATGTCTGGGTAGCTCAGGTGCTCGTCCCAAGCGTCGATCAACATGAGGTTGCGCTTGTTGTTGTACGTAAAAATAGCCCATACGGAGCACGCTGTCGGGTCACCTGTCGTCTTCTCCGTGAACGCGCAGTCGTAAGACTGCAGGATGTACTCAAATTGAGGTAGCCCTTTATCGTGCGGCCACAACTGAAAGAACTGCGTCTTCAGAATACCGCCCCCCGTAGGTGTGGGGTCTTGCTGAAGCTGGCCTGACGTACCGTAAGTGCCAAGTAGCTTTTTTAATTCGGTTATCTCCGCGATGCCGAACCGTTCGGGACAAATGAGTTCACCTTCTGTTGTTCGAGGATCGTAGTAACCGAGGATCGTCTTTCGTTTGACTCCGTCGTATTCCGCTGGTATGCAGATGTGCTCCCACCCGCCCAACTCCTCAAGAATATACCCGCTAATATCTTTCTCATGCAGTCTCTGAGCAACCACAACCATTGAGTCTTTTTTAGGGTTGTTTCTACGGCTGCTCCATACTTGAGAAAACCACTCTTCTGTCGATTCCCTGATTGTGTCTGACTGGGCTTCCTGCGCAGCGTTTAAATCGTCTCCAATCAGCACGTTTGCACCTTCACCCGTGGCTGTACCGCCGACTGAAGTCGCTATACGATACCCTGTCTTGTTGTTTTCAAACCTCATTTTTGCGTTCTGGTCACCTGTCAGCGCAAATACATCCGCCCACCGTTCTTGGTACCAAGGCGACTGAATAAGCCTTCGGGATTTCAAGTTGTCCCTTGTTGACAGAGTGCCTGAGTATGACGCGCATAAAAACTGCGTTGATGGCCTGCGAATCCAATACCACATCGGCCAAAGGACGCTGACGATCAACGATTTTGAGTGCCTTGGAGGAATATTTATAAGCAGGTTACGTATTTCGCTATTTGTAACTCCTTCGAGATGCTCAGCGATAACCCGTATATGCCACCCATCGACAAACGGCGCTCCGGGTTCCACTACATGCCATGCCTGTTTAATAAACTCGTAAAGAGAAGACTCAGCCAATCGCCGGTCTTCTTCTTTACGAATCATATCCAGCAGTACTGTAGGGCTGAAATCAATCACAACAACCCCCAACTTACGCCCAAGCGTATATTAACTTGATAATACCCTTTAAAATCAGAAATATCTTTCCATACCTCAATCATTTGGTCCCCCTGCTGCTTTTTCCATAAGCTGTCTCATCTGCTGAAGCTCATCAGGGTTCAGGGTGCGCAGATCCACAGCCGCCATAGCAATCGGCCCACCGTTCGAGCCCGTGTGCTCGTTCTTGACCACCTGAGCCGCTACCCAGTCGTGCTTGTGCTTCAGAATCTCCAACGCCGTCTTGGCGTCACCACCTCGGGCAGCTTCCATCAGGATGCCAGCCAGCTCCTGTTCGGCATCCGCTTTGCCTGCGATCACCGCCTCGGCCACCCTTATGTCAAGCTGCTCGAGCTGACGGAACTCCGGCATGGTCATGCCCGCATAGTACGCGAGGCTTTCCTTGCGCAGGCCGATAGCAGCGCCTTCGTAGAGCTTGTCAAGCGTTTCCTGCGTCGCCCGCAGCGTCCTTGGCTTGTGTTCCAGGGAGTATATTCGCGTCTGAAGACCGTACATAATATAATATGGTTACGTTATCTGAATTTAGGCAACGATCCTGACATAACAAACCGGATCGTCCCTGTCGTCATAAACATAGTACGTGTCCTCCTCACCAGTCGGCGACGGTGACATCTCACAATCCCTCAGATCGTATGTCCTTCCGTTGAACTCGAACGTGTTCTGCCTTCCTTTCACCACGATGGCATCCACCGGCCTGTTTACCGGGTCTGGTGCTTTAACTGTCGTTGACTTTGCCGGAATTGGTACCGATACCGCCGGTATGTGCGGCGGAATGATCTTGTTGATCGACACCGGTGGTGGCGGAGGTGCGGTTGTGGTATATGTGTCTAATGTGTATAGTGGGTTTTCTATTACCTCATCCTCACATATACCCCCCGTAGGTATATCTTCCATACCATCCTGTGACACAGGTTGGGTAGATGCAACTGAAACAGGACTATCCACACTGACCACATTATCGTTCGGACGAGGTCTTTTGCGCGCTTTTGGTGCGAACGACCGCGTTTGGTCTGGTACAGGAGCTTGTTCAGGTGACTGTTCGGGCGCTTGTTCAACGATTGGTTCCTGTTTAACCACGGGCGCTTGTTGAGGCGGATTTATGACCAGAGACGGGTTTTTACCGGCCATAAACGCTTCAAACTGCTCGTGTAGCTGCTTGTACAGCACATTGCGGGCATAATCTGCCCGCTCGTACACCTTTTGCGCTTCACTTTCGTCTGCATATTTGCCTAAAAAGTAGGACTTTTCACCGATTCGCATACGCACCGCGTGCGCAGCAGGGACAAATGTGATTCCTTTCGCCATGTTTGTCTTGGTTTTGGTTGTTATACAGAATTATACAGTACAATCGTCTGTAATACAAACGCTTTTTCTGCTTTCAATGAACTCTTTTACCCTTCTGTGGCCTTCGTTGTGGATCTCATCGCGTATGCCGCTGAATGCGTCGTATGCTGTCTGAGCTTCCTGTTCATCATCGTAATGACCGACGGTGTACTGTTTACCACAGATGCTGATTTTGACGATGAACGCCTTCTGCCTGGTGACTCCCTTTCCCATGATGTTGTAATTTAGCGGTGAAAAATGACTGGTTTTAGTTTTGTAATACAAACTATACACACACCCTAAGTTTTAAGTTTGTATTAGTGCAAAGTGTGTACAATTGTACTGTACAAATGGAAAGTAACGATTTCATTTGTACTGTGCAAACTAATTCTCTTTGTATTAGTGCAAAGTGAGCAGGTTTGTACTACAAAGTGAGCTGATTTGTATTAGTGCAAAGCAGTCTGCTTTGTATTAGTGCAAAGCAAGCCAAGTTGTAATACAAAGTGAGCTGGTTTGTATTAGTACAAAGAGGCTTGCTTTGTACGTACAAATAAAAAGTGGGTGTGTATAATTGTATTAGTGCAAAGCAAGCCTATTTGCACTAATACAAAGTAAGCTGCTTTGTACGTGCAAGTGTGCACAGCTGTTTTTTACAGATAAAAGCCCATGTGGCGTAATACCGAGGCTGGATTCCGTGAAATTTTTGTATGGTATTAGGCGGCAAAATGGGTTTTCAAAACAAAAGGCCTGTTTATTATAAGAGGTACAAATAATGTGTCCTAAATTTGATAAATTTTTTGGTGATGTGTGGGTGCCCGCCACGGTTGCGGCCGAAATTTTTTTGGGGGTATGCCCCATCGAGTTCGACGATACCCTACCCGGGTATGGTATCGGATACCCTACCCGGGTATGGTATACCCCCCCC